ATGAATAATATAAGCAAAATTTTTATTACATTTATATTTGCCGTTTTCATTTCTTTGCCCGTTTGGGCGGTGACAATGAACGGGTGCGAAACAACGGCCATGCAAGGGTGTAGTTCCGCAGTGGTTGTTGTCCCAGGTCCAACCGCTCCATTTATCATAAATGACGATATGTCTGCATCTCCTGCCGGATGGACGCTTGACGCTGACACCGTGATTACAGGTGGAGAACTGGTTTCTACTCGAACCACAACTCAAAATGCAAAGGCATTTGATGACAATGGGGACTCCCCTGCAACAGAACGCTGGATGGAATATGACTGGACAGTTACTTCTCAAACGATGTCCACATCCGACACTATACAGGGAAGCGGTATCTGCCAAAACACGGCGAACGAGGCTGTGCTATTAGGTCTTAATTATGATGTTGGCCAGGTCAAGTTCGCTGTCACTACCCGGAATGACGCGGGGACTAAAACCGTCACGGTCATTGATCCGGCGGTCGCTACTTATGCGGACGCAACCACTTATCACGTTGTTATGCAATACAAGGTGGCGACCGGTCCTGGAAATAATGACGGCATAGCCAAGGTTTGGATTGACAATGTATTGGTGCATTCAGATACAGCTATTGACTCAGACACGCTTATACTTCTTAGAAATTACCTCGGCATAAGGTCATCTGGCGGGACATTTGCTATGACGCAAACATTTGATAATTATAAACTTTCTCTTACAGGGCAACCTTGATGAGTATTTCTATAATCCCTGGACTTTATGTATACGTTGTTGAAATTACTGCTGGAAGCGGCCCCGTACTTCAAGAGAACTTTGAAAGGGCTCAAGTGCCATCGACAAACCCGTGGCAGATCCAGACAAGTGGGTATAACCGGCTGGAAGAATGGTTGCACGCGCAGGCGAAACTTGTAGAGAATTAATTTTAAACGTAACCAGGAGTTGGTTGGATGAGCGAGATCACCAGAGCAGATATTGAGGCCATTATCGGCACAGTGAAGTTGTAGAGAATTAGAAAGAAATAGAGTAGGCGGGCGGCTGGAACCGCCCAACCGACCTGAAGAACCAGGCCACGAGATAACCCGCTACCCACTGAACGGGCAGTATCATATCAGGTGGCCACGTGCTTGAAAAGCGTTGTATTGAATGCGGATCACTATTGTTAAGGGTCCTTCAAACATGGTTTGTAGACCTTTTAAAAGCCCTGCGAATACCCGTTTTAGAGGTGAAATGCAGGAAATGTAAGAAGCTGAATCAAATTTAATTCACGAATACCTCCGAGTATCGATCAAGAAAAAGGAGGTATTTTCATGCGCAGGCAAAACTTGTTGAGAATTAGGTTTTAAAGGATGACCGATTACACATCATTGGCGAATGCGATCAAGACGACGCTCCAGGCGGATTCATGGATCGGCAACGTCGCCAATGTGAAGAACATAGAAACGTATGAGCGCGAGTTTTCCTTGCAGGGTGAGGAAGGTGCGCCGTTTTATAAGGAATCGGAGCTCCCGGCGATGGCGATCATTCCCAATGCCTCGGGTAAAACTCAGGACGGTTCGGCAGTGGGGGAAATTTTAGAATCGGTTGCGTCCGAAATCACAACCGTTTCATTTAATTCGGTGGTTCTGACAGCGGCGCAGGAGCACGACACAATTATCAAAAATCTCGAACGTGTCCTGGACGCGCAAAAAAAATCGACTGCGGATATGGGGATCGACGCGTTAGTCAAAAATGTTTCGACGGAAACCGAGCGTTTTAAAAAAGGCAATAAATACTTTTATTTTTCCAGAACAAGTTTCACGGTGCTTTTAACATCAACCTATTGAGGTCATAAAAATGGTAACCAAAAGAATCACCGGCGGATTCCGTGGGCTTTCAACCGCCAAAGAAGCGGCATACGGAACGCCCGCGACCGTGGACACGGCTTTTAATTTTGAAGGGGAACCAACGGACATCGAGATCAACAACGCCCAGGAAAATGGGGATGAAATAACCGGGTTGAATGAACCGGATTCCCACGAAATTTTAAACTACAAACTCGATGGCTCTCACCAGCAAAGGGTGACTCCCCATAACATCGCCCAGTTTTTGGGAATGGTGTTGGGTAAGGTGACTACCGATCAGCCGGACGTGACCAACAATTCCGCAGTTTATCGCCATTGGTTTGAACGCGACCTGGTCAACGTCGATCTTCCACCCTTCACGTTGATTGAAAATGATGGCGTTGCAACCAAACAATATTCAGGAATATTTGGAAAAACTCTGAAAATTTCGGGCCAGCGGGATGATTTCCTGCGCATGGAGGCCACGTTCGGCGGTATGGGGAAAGAAGAAGCCAGCGGCGTGGGAAAACCGGCGGTGGTTGCGGAATCTTACCTACGGTATGGAGACGCGGTGTTCACCCGAGGAGGTTCGCTGTCCGGGACCGTGGCGGGGGGAACATTGGCAGTTGGCGGAGGCCCCACGGCATTCAAGATCGATCTTAGAAGCTTTGAATGGAGCGTGGACAACCAGGCCATTCCGATTTATGAAATTGGAGATAGCAGTGGATATGTGTCCCGCGTGGAGCGCGGCGACAAATTTGTGCATTCGCTTTCCGCTGTGTTCGAAATGCAGGACGATTCCCATAAATCCGGGCTCATCGCCGGGACGGAATACGTTTTGAATATCCCGATCATCGGCGGGGCCATCAGCGGAGCCAATACCGACGGTTCCCAGAATTACACGGTGGATCTGATTTTCCCAAAAGTCGTTTATCAGGGCGCGAAAAAGGGTCGAGACGGTGAGGCAATGATCGTCAATGCTGACTTTATGGTTCTGGAGGACGCGACCTTCGGGTCGGCGATCGTCAGGGTCATCAACAAACAAACGGCTTATCTAACTTAAAGGAGATGGGTTTTGTTTTTAGATAATCGAAGAAGGGTCAAAGTTCGGGTGGGTAAATCTTTTGTCATTTTGATTTTAGAAGAACCTGATACAGAGGATTACACCCGATTTATTGGCGTAGTTTCTGGTGCGCCGAAAAATGAATTTGAGATCCAAAGGGTCGCGGAAAAGCGGATTGAGTTTGTTAAAAAACATTTAATCGACTTGGAAGCCGAAAACTCCAACGGGGAAAAGGAGGAAATCGAAATTCCCATCACCGGCGGAGGTGGAAAAAGGTTGCTGACTAAAGATCTGGACGGCTGGAAAGACCATGTCAGGGATGGATGGATGTTAGCGGCTTCCTTCCAGCTTGAGGGGCGTTGGGGTGCGGAAGAGCAGGAAACACTAAAAAACTGATCGACTACCTCCGTGAAGATGTCCCAAGGCTGGAGGTGGAGTACAAAAAATTCCTTGGAAAGGTTTGCGAAGAAACGGAAGACCCTGAATGGGCCATCGCCAATCATCCGGCGAAGAAAATATTAGAGAGATTCGATCCTGAATTCGGGACCTGGGTGAATTGGTTACAAAAGGCTTTGCTCATGCAGGCGGGCGGGTATCCCTTCGGTAAAAATGATTTATCCATCACGGAATGGCAGGCGCTGGCAATTCTAAAACAATTTAATGAGAAAAATAACCATGTATAGAGCCGCGAAAGACATCGGGAAGTACATCGGCGGAACCATGCGCCGTTGGAAAAAAGGGGAAGTGATCGACTTGGACCCGGAAACAGTCAAGCAGAATTTTGAACCGGGGGATTATGAGCCGGTGACCACGCAAAAAGAAAAACGGAAACCCGAAACCAGCAATAAATAATAACAAAGCTCATGGCAATAGCGACCACACAGGAATCCAATTATTTAGTCAACTCCAAATTCAAAGACGGGGTCAGCGGTCCGTCAAAGAGAGCGTTTGACCAGTTCCGTAAACGCGCCACCGTCGCCTTTAAAGCCGCCGCCGTCGCCATTGCGGGGGTGACGGTTGCGTTGGCGGCCATGACGAAAAAAACCTTGGATTCGTTTGATGAAATCGGCAAGTCGTCGGATCGGATAGGCATCACAACCGATGCCCTTCAGCTATACCGGTTTGCTCTGGATAAAGCGGGAATATCTCAGGAGCAAACGGACAAAGGGTTGCTGGAATTCCAGAAGCGATTCGGAAAAGCCCAGCAGGGATTCGGTGCCATGGCGGAAAGCCTGAAAAGAGTCGATGCTGAATTACTGGAAAACGTTCTCGCCTCTCGTAACGCGACCCAAGCCTTGGATGTGCTTTTTGAGGGGCTTGGAAATACTACGAACCAGGCAAAAAAGCTCGCCATCGCGGATGCGGCTTTCGGGAAAGTCGGTCTGAAAATGACCGCCGCTTTCAAGGATGGTACCGATGGGTTCAAAGAATGGATAAAATTTGCACAGGAAACCGGCGTAGTTATAAGAGAGGACCTGATCCGTAAAGCCGAACGATTGAATGATGAAATGAGCGCCCTTGGGACGGTGATGAAGGTCAGCTTTCAAACGGGGTTGATCGACGGTTTTGTCGATGATTTTGGCGGCTTTCACGAAATGATTGTCGACCCGGATTTCAGGACCGGGCTGGAAACCATTGGGGAATTCATGGGCGGGTTTCTTAAATTTATGGTGGAAAACTCAAAGACCATAGCGATCACCTCCGCGTCGCTCGCGGCTTTGTTTCTTTCCACAGCAATTATAGGAAAATTAGGCGGCTTAAAGGGAAAAGTTGCAATCATCGGAACACTTTTAACGACTCTGACGGCAGGCGTTCTCGTCTGGAGAGAATTCTCTGAGGCGTCAGAAAAAGCTTTAAAAAAACCACAATCGATTGTTATTGAATTAGAAAAAGAATTTAAAAGTTTAAAAAACACAACGGAAGAAGTCTCCGATACGTTCTCAAATTTTGGTGACAGCGTTGGGGTTCTCACTACAACTATTTTGCCGGTCATCGGTGAGATGGAAAACGCAACCAAAAATTTCACCGACAACGCCATTGCCGGAATAAACGATTACGCAAGCAACGTTGAGACCGTTGCCGAAAGAACGCAACGGTTCTTTGGGCAAAGTTTGCAAGGTATGGAAGACGGCTTGGTCGAGTTTGCAAAAACCGGGAAGATAACCTTTTCAGGCTTTGTAGATTCTATAATTTCGGATCTTCTACGGTTTCAGATTCAGCAGACCATCACACTTCCATTAGCAAATTTTGCAAGTACCTTTCTGGGCTCCTTCGGAGGTATTCAAGGTACAACGCCAGAAGCCATCCCTTTTGGCAGTCTGAGTTCCGGTTTGATCAACTCTGGTGGGGTTGCGAATCTGGACGGCCTAAGAGCGCATGGGGGGCCTGTTTTTTCTGGGGGTTCGTTCCTTGTCGGGGAGCGCGGCCCGGAAATTTTCAACCCATCCAGAAACGGAACCATCATTCCAAATAATGCCCTTGGAGGCGGTTCCACCGTCAACGTCACGGTCATCAACCAGTCCGGGGGTGAGGTTCAGCAAAAGCAAAGCCGGAACGCCAATGGCGGCGTGGATATAGAGTTGTTGATCAGCAAAGCGGTGGCGAATGACATCAGCAACGGCGGACCGGCGCACCGGGCGATCCGAAAAACATTCGCAACAAATATTAGAACGGCGGGGAGGTAGATATGCCAACCTGGCCTGTGACGCTCCCACAAAAATTCAGCGCCGACGGGTATGACGAATCCGCTCCGGACAATGTGATCCGTTCCAAGCCGGACACCGGCCCGGATAAAATCCGCCGCCGCACCACCGCCAATATCAGGCCGTATAAAACCACGTTGAGGATGACAGGCGCGCAGGTGGACACGCTGGACGCGTTTTATGTGACCACGTTATTGAGTGGTTCCCTTGCTTTTGACTGGCAGGAACCGCGATCCGGGAGCACAAAATCATTCCGGTTTGTTTCGGCACCAAAATATTCACCACGCGGCGGCGATTTCTGGAACGTCGCGCTGGATCTTGAACAACTGCCATGACGGTATCAGCCAATTTTAAAACCGAGGTTTTTAAACAGGAGACTTCGGAGTGCTTCATTTTACTGGTCACCATCGACCATGCGGACCTTTCGGTTCCAATCCGTGTTTCCTCGGACGGAGTGGACACAATCAGCCGTTTAAACACCTTTGTTTCTTTCCCGTTCGACATCACCTTGCCGTCGGATTCTGAAGACGGCCCACCGGTGGCAAAGCTGGTGATCGACAATGTTGATCGGCAAATCGTGCAAGCAGTTCGATCAATATCTTCACCGCCATCGGTGTTGATGGAAATTGTACTCGCATCGGATGTGGAAACGGTCGAGGTCGATTGGCCGGACTTTGAGTTGATCGACGTGGATTATGACGCGTTGACCGTCTCAGGTTTATTGACACAGGAACGCTTTGAGTCGGAGCCTTACCCGCATTTAAAGTTCACGCCGGGAAATTTTCCAGGGTTGTTTTAATGACGCAATTGCCATATTGGGCCAAAAATTACATCGGCATCCCGTTCAAGGAACTAGGCCGGGATATGGAGGGTTGCGATTGCTGGGGGTTGACCCGGTTGATCTCAATGAACGAGCTTGGGTTCACCGTCCCAAGTTTTGATAATGAATATGCAAGCACTTACGAGGGGAAAAACGTCACCGACGCGCTGGAAAAATATGGGGTTCAAAGTGACGATTGGGAAGAAATACCGGCGGGGAGCGAACGCCTGGGGGACCACGTTGAAATGTACGGCGTCTATGAATTTGAGGGTAAAAAATTCCGCGCACCGATGCACGTCGGCCTGGTGTTGATTCCCGGAACGATGATCCATATCGAGGATGGCACTGACTCTGTTTTATGCCAATACCGGGAAGACCGTCACATGAAACGCCGGGTTATAGGTTTCTACCGCTACCGGGGGCAAGCATGAATACGCTCGTTAAAAAACCGGATATAAGCGTTATCTCATGCCCGCATCCGTTCAAGGTCGAGCAGAAACGCATCTCTGTACAGGAGGGGGTGACGATTGCCGAGATCATGGAAACCGTCCAGCCGCGCCCGGAACTTAGAATGCACGCCCATGTTGCCATCATGGACACTTATATTCCGCGTGAAATGTGGGCGCTGGTCAAACCCGAAGCGGGGGCGATCGTCACCATCCGCATGGTGCCGACAGGAGGCGGTGGTGGTAAAAATCCGCTCAAGTCTCTATTGACGATTGCAGTCATTGCCGCGAGTATCGCTTTTGCTCCAGGACTTGGGCAAGTTATATCAGCAAATTTATTTGGTATTGTAAGTGGTGGTGCTCTTTCCATTAGCACTGCTTTGGCTGGAGGATTGATCACAGTCCTCGGCGGTCTCCTGGTCAACGCCCTCGCTCCGCCCTCGGTCCCCAAGCTCCCGGAATTGTCCGGGTCGTCTGTACGCGACAGCGCGGCGCTTTCCATCACCGGGGCGAGAAACCAGATCAATCCTTTTGGGGTGGTCCCCAGGGTGTTGGGACGGCATAAGATATTCCCCTCTTTTGGCGCCAGGCAGGTCACGGAAATTATCGGCGATGACCAATATTTACGCGGGCTGGTCACATTGGGGCCGGGTCCGCTGACCATCACGGATTTAAAAATCGGTGAAACGGCAATCGCAAATTTTGAAGATGTCGAAACAGAAATTCATGAAGGTCTGCCAACCGACACGGCGTTTACTTTATTCCCCAACGATATTTTCCAGGACAATTTAAGCGTTCTTTTGCAACAGGTGGACGCCGGGACCATTCGAACGACGCAGATCGACGCGGATGAAATTTCCGTAGATATTTCATTTTTGCAAGGGTTGGTCAAGTTTGTCGGCGGCGGGCAAAAGCAGGATGTCACGGTGGACGTCAAGGTGGAATACCGGGTGACCAGCCCGCAGGGGGCGTGGGTGACGGCGGGGACGATATCCACGATGGCGCGAAAAAGCTCTCTGGTGCGTGACGGTTTGCGTTGGCAAGTTGCCAGAAATCAATACGACGTGCGCCTGCACCGGGAAACCGCAGACGATAGCGACAGTTCTGTATTCGACGACGTCACCTGGACGGCGCTCCGAACCATCACCAACGAAGACCCGATCAAGGTGCCCGAATTGGCGGGGATCGCCTTCCGCATCAAAGCCACCGATCAATTGTCCGGCATCATCGATCAACTCAATTGCATAGCGGAGTCCAGGGTTTTGGACTGGAATGGAAGCGCCTGGGTTGAACAGATCACGCAAAATCCCGCATCCTTGTTCCGTGAAGTTTTGCAGGGTTCCGGTAATGCCCGTCCGCTGGCCGATGCCCGTATCGACCTGACAGGTTTACAAGGGTGGCATGATTTCTGTGTGACCAATGGATTCACCTTCAACCAGGTCATTGACTTTGAAACCACGGTGGAAGAGTTGTTACGCGATATTGCATCCGCTGGCCGGGCTTCCCCGGCGCTGATCGACGGTAAACGGGGCGTGGTCATCGATCAACTTCAAACCACACCGGTTCAGCACTTTTCCCCGCGCAACAGCTCGGATTTCAAAGGAAAAAAAATATTTAAAGACCTGCCTCACGCCTGGCGGGTTCGTTTTGTCAATAAGGACCAGGGGTACAAGCAGGATGAACGTATCGTCTATTTTGACGGGTTCGATGTAAATAATGCAACAAAATTTGAGGGGTTGGAATTAACGGGAGTCACCGACCCGGACCTGATTTTCTTCATCGCCAAGTATCATGAAGCGGTTGTAAAACTGCGCCCGGAAACCTACACCTTCAACGCGGACGTTGAGCATCTTGTTTGTCGCCGGGGAGATTTGATTCGTGCGGTTCATGATGTGCCTTTGTTTGGCGCGGGTTCGGGGCGTATTAAATCCGTCTCTCTGGATGGGTCGAGCAATATGACGGGCGTGACGCTGGACGAAGCGTTGACGATGGATGTGGCGACCAACTACAGCCTGCGATTCAGGATAGCGGACGGCGGTTCTTTGCTTGAGTCTGTTGTTTCTTCTCCAGGAGAGTTCACTTCCTTTACATTTGTGACGCCCATTCCGGCTGCCAATCCACAACCGACAGTCGGGGACCTGGCTTTGTTTGGTGTGACAGGGTCAGAAAGCGTGGAACTGATTGTCAAGTCCATCACCCCGGGTTCTGATTTGTCCGCGACATTGACCTGTGTGGACGCCGCACCCGCCGTGCATACGGCGGGTCAGGGCACTATTCCAACCTTCGACAGCCAGATCACCCCGCCGATTGCCATCACTCAGCCCGTGGTGGTCAATGTGCGGTCGGATTCCACCGTTGCCCACATCAACCCCGATGGCACCCCGGAAATTCAGATTCTGGTTTCTCTGGGGCTGATCAACCTTTTGAAACTGGAGACCGTGGAAGGTCTGGAAGCCAGGTTTCGTGAGGGTGGTTCCGCCGGCCCGTGGTCCTACCTTCCTCTCCAACCGAATGACGCACGCTTCGTGGCGTTTCTCGGCGTCGAAGAAGGAGAAACTTACGATCTTAATTTTCGCTATCGGTTCAGGAATGGCGACCTTTCTCTGTGGACGGAAGTCCTGGGCCATCAGGTGACCGGCATCATCAATAACGCACGCAATGAAAAGCTGTTGGGTTGGCCGGGGACACTGGTCGATTGTTTTGTCGGTCAGCAGGGCAACCTGAACGCCCAGGGAAGCGCGGTTATTAACACCATCACCGGGGCGATCGACACACATAACGTTTCAATTGAAACGGTGACCGCGTCGAAAAGCCCGATCAACTACACCACACCGGAGATTGACCTGGGCGGCGACGTGACCGTCACTCCGCGCTCTTCGGTGGTCGCCAATGGAACCGTCACCGTCACAATGCAGACCGGCACGGAAGCCGATGGGCAGGCCACAGGTTCCTTCGTCGCGCTGGGGTCAGTCACGGCCCGGTATTTTAAAATAAAAATTTCAATATCAGGAACCCGCCCCAGGGTCACTGAATTTCTGACCAACCTGGACACACTGACCAAGGAAGAAAATTACCAGAACATCAATATTGCCACGGAATCCGGGGCATTCTTTGAACGCATTGCCGCCGGGCATTTCAAAATAGAAACTAAAGGCGAAATAACAAAAATTCTGATCGCCCGCATCGATGCATTTATCGGCGCGGGGGCTGGCTTTACGTCCGAGGTCATCAACCTCGACACTACGCTGACTGCCAGAAGCATCCCGGCGGTGGAATTTAAAACTTATGATTCAACCAATACCCTGTCAGATGCGACGGTTGCGATCACTTTAATAGGAGCACAAAAATAATGCCATTTGGAAGCGTAATGTTGACGGACAAGATGGACGACAACTCTATCGATGATTTACCCCAGGCGATCGCACAAATTAAGGCCAACGCGGATTTATATAATGCCTTTCGGTTATTGATCAAAGCGGCTGGGGGGTTGGATATTGGTGACGGATTAAAAGATGACCTTTCTGGCAATTTAGCTTTGGCTCTTGCGTCCGATGCGGGTTTGGAAACTGTCACGAATCTTTTGAAAGTAAAATTACAGGCCGATAGCGCCCTCGAGCGTGTCGCCGCTGGATTAAGGGTGAATATCGGGGGTTTGACCGAGGACACCACGCCTGACCTGGTAAACGACTTTTTAATGACCCGTGACGCGACGGATGGTAAGCCCAAAAAAGTCAAACTCGATAAAGTCGGCGGCGTGGGTGCCAACTCGATCACCCAGACAGAAATGGCCGCGTCGGCAATTGGTCAGGGAGAGATGAAAACAACAACTGGAGATATGACAGTAGTTAATGGAGAAACAAACCCTCCCCAATTAGTTACTGGCCCTGGGGGAGAATATGGGTTTTGGCCCACAATGAAAAATGCAAATGCTAACGCAGGAAGATTTATAGTAATGCCTATTGGTGTTTTGTCTAGTAAGGACGTAGGGGGCGGTGATGTAGTACTCCACAATCAAAAGGCACTAACCACTTCATTTTTACAAAAATTTTGGATTGCTAATCATACAGTTCAAACTGGTGCTCCAGGCACCTTAACAGTCCGTCAACGTTATATCCAAGCCTCGCCTCCTTATGACCTGGGTGATGGTGCAGTGGCCGGGTTTATCTTCGCTTTGATCGACAACGCCACAGGCGAGCCAATAGCCATGTACCAGGCCCCGGAGCCACCGTGGGCGTTGAACGGCCCGACAGATATCGGCCCTGATTTTATCGACAAGAACGGTAAAAAATTTAAGCTGGTTGAGCAGGGTCGGGAAAAAATGTCCGCGATCATCGGCAACGCGGCCAAGGAAGCGGCGTTATTCAATGCGCCCAGAAACCGCGTCAAGGGCAAGAAGATTCAGATAGAAATCACCAACGCCATGAAAAATGCGGACATGGGTTTGATTGGACATCCATTTATTGGAAATGATATGACCGGGAAAACCGTGGTCATGCTCGACCCGATGTCCGGGTTTATGGAACGCATGATGGATTTTCAGCAGGATGGCGATTCGCCTTTGAGTGAAATTTTCCATAAAGGTTTTGCAAGAATTGACAACGTTAAATTGCCGCGCAAAGGCCCTCTGGGGGTCGATATTGTGGCCGCAAAATTAAAATAAAAAGGGGTGGATGAATGGGTGAAATTAATGCATCACAATTCAAGGCTATCCTGGGGGAAGCGCTGAGCCCGATTCGTGAGGACATCCACGAAATTAAAAAAACCATGTTCGGGCCGGAAGGCAGGACGGGGGTCGCCGCCGACGCGACTAAAGCCTTGGAACTTTCAGAAGAACATGAAGAAATTTTCAGGGGGCGTGATAAATCTTCGGGAATGATTAAAAAAATGAACCATCTCTGGCTTTTTGCCAGTACGGGCGCGGTTGGCCTTTTCTGGAAAGTGTGGGACTATTTTTCAAAGAACCCGCCACCGCATCATTAACCACAGGTCAGGTCACCCGAGGCCCAGCGGAGCCATAGTTTACGATTCAGACCAGTTTCAGCAAAAGCTGGGGAATCATAAGAGTTTTGAACGCCGACTTTAACCCATGTGGAAGCTTCTGTAATGGATTTAAGATCAATTAAACCAAAAACCCAATCACTACCTCGTGCTAAATAAACATCGAAATGGCCAGTTTTTTTGTCCGTGTATAAATCGCTTTCGATAACAACACCCGCACAGGTTCTAAATCCTTCCTTAATGTTTCGATAAACTTCCTGATAATTTGCGGCGATGGTTTTCTCCTGCCAAACCAAATCGGATTCCTTTAGTTGCCCTGGGGGTGTGGCGCAACCAGAAAGAAAATAAACGGCTAAAATCAATAGGAAAACCACCGTGATCCAGAAGCCAGCGTTTGATTGTTGTCTTATTGGGAGGGAATCAAAGTGTCTCATAGGTTGGGTTCTTTCCGTTTGCAGGGTCAGATTTTTAACTGTTTTATGAAACAGAGATTCGAAGGTGTATGGGAGCTTGAACCCCTCGCCCCATTTTTCCCTGCTTCCTAAAAATTCATTATCCCAATCACGTCTGAGATCATTTATTTGAGATGAAAAATGGTTGTTGAGCCAATCAATGTCCTCCTGCGTTTTAGAGCGCCCAAGGTCTTTCCATTCCTGCTTGTATTCTGAATCTAGCGCTCTGAGTTCGTCCTTAAAATTATCAATAAAAAATTCAATTTCGTCATGGATTTCCTCCGCTGATTCTTCTTGGCGTTCTTTTTTAAAATATTTTTCGGCCTGTACAAAGGCCTTATGAATATAACTTTGCCAAATCTCGGCATACAGAGTTCTTGGGTCCTGGTGTTTTTTTGGCTCTCCCCAGAGTTTTTTAATAGATTTTACATCCGTAATGTTTAAAAAATCCAGAAACTCGTAGCCAATAGTATCATAGCCAAGATCAATATATTCTAAGATTTTGTCATTGTGGGCGAGCTTCGCCGATCTATAGTTGAATGGGTCTTCTTCGCCATCAACTACAATTTCTGAATGTCTACAAACGAAGCGATGGTAGGCGCAAAGAGTGTAAAGTTTTTTTATATCCTCCGTAAAATCTTCTTTCAGCTTTCTTTTTTTGGAAATGATTTTTCGAATGCAGACACAAACATCACCGAACGCGGATGGGTAAGGCAAGTGTGTCATTCCAAAGTTGACCGCTCCTTCCCAATCTTCTTTCACCTTTAGGCGGCGAAGTGTTTCGCGCCAGTCTTCTTTACCCATCACCCGATCTCCCATCCACTTTTTAATAACTCTGCATCAACCAACTCATTTTTCCGAGTATGAAGTTTTCGCCGTTGATTTCTTCGTTTTTTATCTGCATTTCTTGAAACGCCGGATTGTCTGAGGTGATCCGCACAAAGTCCTTTTCGGTGTAAAGCCTCTTGACGACGGCGCCCTCATATTCCAGCCAGATGGCGTAAAGCTCGCCTGAAACAACCCGTTTGTCTTCGGTATCAATCCCGACCACAGCGCCGTCCATTATGGTGGGTTCCATCGACCGGCCTCTTATCAGCACCGCCTGTAGATTCTTCTTTAACCAGTGTTTCGGGATATGGATGATCTGGATCGGATCATGCTCGAACAACTCTACAGGGCCACCCGCGCCCGCGAAGGCGTGAACGCCGATGGCGATAATTTCATTGGTATTGCTATCAAGGATTGGCCTGCCTTGTTGTTTGACGTCACCTGTCAACCACCTAGAATCGCATTCAAGAGCACTTGATAAAAGTTCAAGCTTGCTTGGATTAAAGTTTTTAGGAGGATTGTTTTCCCATGTATTTATTGTTTGGAACGAAACCCCTATTTTATTACCTAATTCCTCCTGGGTAAAGTCAAGCTCAACCCTCCTATTTTTCAATCTCTTGCGATCAAGCTTGATAGACATACGTTTATTTTTGATATTTTTTAAATAAAACTTGATAAAATATCAAGCATTATGTATATTCATATCACCACACGGATAATGTGTGGTATTTCAAAGGGAACAAAAAATGGACAACTTCTCATTATATCATAAATATCTATCCACCTTTGTCGGCTTCGGCTGTGTGAAGGAGATTAGCCCGGCAGTTTCTGGAGCGTCCAACTCCAGTTCCCCTGTCGGGCTATTTTTTTTGGGTGAACAATGAAAGTTCAATTCACGGACTCGCTAGATATGCATATTGAATCAGGAATATTAGGAACCTGTTTTTGCACTGCAACTATTCAGATATGTCGGGTCAAATCCGGCGAAGTCGTGGTAACGGCTGGCAAGGGTGAGACAAACATTTTATTTGAGTTGAACAATATCGATTGCCTGCACCTTGCTTCTATTTTTAAGAAGTACGGGGAAGGTAGGGACGGGCAATGATTATTTTTCGTTTGTTTTCGTTTCGTAGCCGCATGCTTGGCATTTCCAGGAAACAATTCGGTATGCAGACTTGCGCGATATATAGGCCTCAGTCTCCCACAGTGCCAATTCACCACAAGCTCCGCAGGCCTCACCGGGACAGCGTTCAAGCTTCTTTTCTAACGCCGCAATCCGATCTTCAAGCGATTTTACTTTGTCGAGAACCGAGGCAAGCTTCTCCAGTGTTGCAAGATTCTTTAATAGGGAGGGGATCTTTTTTATCCAGGACCAAATCGCAGAAATTTCCATGTGGCAATTTTAATATCAAATTATCGAAATTTCAAGCACCCGTAGGCATGAGCCAATGAACCCCTTGGAACATTTTTTCAGATTGATCGATCAGGAATGCATTTGTGGGCAATGCGGGGGTTCTTTTACCGCTTACAAGGGTTATCGATCCGACCGCGACCGGGTGACGGTTTGTTCGTGGGTGTGTGTGATGGCCTGGTGCCAAAAGCATCCTGCGGGACCCCCCGGAGTTCAAACGCAATGATTTATTTTCCGATCTGCACGGAACCTTGTGGGCATACGGAGTGTCACGCGGTAAACCCGAAGCTGGATGTGATTTGCATCGACTGTGACCTGCCGATTTTGCCAGGGTTTCAGTTTCACGCCTGGCAACACCCCGGTGAGGATTACCCGGATATTTATTGTGCGGATTGTTATTTGAATTTGAAAATTTAGAACCTCCCGCCCGTGCCTTTGGTGGTTGTGGCACCCGCCGAACCGTGGTTTTCTCCTCCTCTCCACGGCAAGGCGGGCAGGGCATAGCCGGGACATTCTGACCTTCATTATAGGTCAATAAGGGAATGCCAAACTTGTTTGGCCTTATAAAGATTTAAAGGATGGTTATGACAATCGAAAAACTTTTGAAGATGATTATCTGGTACGCATTGCTAATTTGGTTGTTTATATTCTCTTTCGCCGCCTGGTTGTTCGATGGTTCGGGCGAAATATTGAAACAGTTTTTCATCAACTGGCGGGGGGCGTTTCTTTTGATTGCCGTTATCGCTATTTATTGGGCTATCTGCGATGTACTCAATGACTTTCTGGAAGAAGAGGGTCCCAGCATAGCTGAGACACTTCCTTATGAAGATTAATAGGAGGGTCGTGATCTACAAGCTTGAGCCGCGCCGGTTCTTGGTTGGAGCGCGTCCGGGGATATCCGCCATTTTGAGTGCGGAACCGGCGAATGATGAACGCCGAATATCTGAATGGATTGTTGGCTGTTTTGTAAAGTTGGTTATTTCTAAATGCATGAGATGGATTTAATTTTATGAAAACCCGGGACAAAAAATCGGATAGAAGTTTTATTGTGACTGTCACTCAGGCCGTTTTTAATGGCGGGGATGAAGACACAAAGCAGGGGAAGTACGGCGCCCTGATTTGTTTCTTTGTTTTGTGTACGGATGGTTTTGAGCGTTATTTTTGGTTTCCGTTGAAGCACGTCCATCGTCTGCCTGTTAACAAAATGTCCTGCCCAATGTGGGTGATTGATAAAGCAAACAAGAGGCTCGAATACCAGCGGTTGGAACGGGCAAAAGTTAAGTTGGATATAAGAAAACAATGAAACGAATACAGCAAAAAGGCATTCAAGAAACTTTTTTCGGCGATGATATCGAGAACAGCACAATCACCATTATATTTAAATTTAAAGACATCCCGGTGAAGATCCCGGTGAATTACAAAGAACTGGCGGAAAAATTTATGGATGTCGAGCCGTGGAACACCAGGCGGCGATGTTCTCTTGAAGATTATAAATTCAAGGTAGCGGAGAAGGCGTACAAAGCTTCCTATTCCATGCTTGAAGACCTGATCAAATCCATGATTTCCATTGTCAACCTCGGGGCGTTTTCTTTTGAGGAAATTTTCCTGGGATTTTTCATGGGAAAAGACGGGAAACGGGTTTCTGAAATTCTGGTCCCGCAGTTGAACGGCTTTAAGGGCGTGGGTTTTCAGTTAACTGATGGAGGTCATAACAGATGATCGGCGAAGTGAGAGTTTTAACCCCTGAAGGGCATTTGAAAAAGGTCATTTCCCCAAAACAGCTCAAAAAAAACTTTTGGAAAAAATTTAATGAGCAAAGCGATTTTAGTTTGTCGCCCAGCTTTAAGGTTTGCGAAGTCTGTCAGATCAATTTTGCATGTTTGGACGGGCGCAGGAAAACGTGTTCGGAAATTTGCGCAAAACAGAAGGCGTACGAATACCAGCAAAATCGGTATCACTCCGGGAAAGATAAAACAAAAAATTGTCAGGTTTGTAAAAAGCAGTTCACGTACAAACACGCGAAGGAACTCGTCTGTCCTTCCATTCAGTGCAAAAAGGCAAAACGGGCTGAAAATAACAGAAAACTCCGCGCTAAGAAAAGGGGCCGGGATGAATAAAGTAACTCAAGCCCCGACAAAAGATAGACCGATTTTACTTTCTACCGATATGGCCAGGGCGTGGGATCTGGGTTTGAAAACCAACACCCGCAGAATGAAGGGCTTGGATAAGGTCAACCTCGATCCGCACAACTGGAGTTACAAGGGAGTTGACTTTGATGGGGATCATGTGTTTTGGCCGGTCTGGGATGAGGAAAAAATATTTTCAGCAGATGCCGTTGCCCTGCCTTGCCCTTTTGGCGTTAAAGGGGACCGCCTTTGGCCGCGTGAACCGTGGCGCACCTATACGCGTTTTGATCGCCTCAAACCCGCCGAACTCTATCCCCATACGCCGATCCAATATCTGGCAGGGGGAACAAACGGCAACCCCATTGACGGGACTTTTACTCCCGGAAAATATCGCCACGCCCGTTTCATGTGCCGTTGGATGTCGCGCAACCTGTCAGAAATCGTCAGCATCCGGGCGGAGCGTTTGCAGGATATTTCTAAGGACGACTGTATTAAAGAAGGAATGCAAGGGCTTGAGGACGTGCACGCGGGATGGCATGAATCATTTGCTCGTCTCTGGAACTCAATCAACGGTGATGGTTCGTGGGATCGAAATCCGTGGGTATGGGTGGTCGTCTTTAAAATGGTGGTTGGTCCGAGCATAGCCCGGACACTTCCTTATAAACCTTAATAGGTAGGTAGGGTATGGGAAAATCAAAAATAGAATGGACTGATACCACTTGGAACCCGATAACCGGTTGCTCAAAGGTCAGCGAAGGTTGCCGGAATTGCTACGCGGAATCCTATGCAAATCGATTCTGGGGGGACCGCAAGTTCACTGATGTCCAATGCCATGAGGACCGGCTGGATCAGCCCTTACGCTGGAAGAAACCGCGCCGGGTGTTCGTCAACTCGATGAGTGATCTGTTTCACCCGGACGTGCCGGATGAGTTTATAGACGCGGTGTTTGGCAGAATAAGCGCGTGTCCTCACCACACGTTTCAAATTTTGACCAAACGACCCGAGCGGATGCAAAAATTTATGTCTAATTTAGATGAATCTTTTACGGGTGAATTTTACAAAGCTTTTCCCAACGTCTGGCTCGGCGTGTCGGCGGAGGATCAAAAGACCGCCGATGAACGCATTCCGATTCTTTTAAAAACTCCCGCCGCCGTTCGGTTCGTGTCCTATGAACCTGCCCTAGGACCGGTGGATTTTATGAAAAAACGATGTCTCCACCATGATCGTGAATTCTTTGCAAGTAACGAAGAGCATGAGTTCTGCCAGCTATGTGTTGACAATGGTTTTACCCTGACCAGTGGGAATAAACTTTGGATGGGTGATGAAATGATTTCGGGAATCGACTGGATCATCATGGGTGGCGAGTCCGGGCCGAACGCCAGGCCGATGCACCCTGACTGGGCGCGATCTGTCCGCGATCAATGCCAGGAAGCAAATGTTGCATTTTTTATGAAGCAGATGTCAAAGAAGGCGCAAATACCGGATGATCTTTTTATCAGGGAGTTTCCAAATGCAACGCGGTAATCACGGGAACCACGCCAAGGGGTCGAAAGCCGGGCGTATGAAAGTTCTCAATTTATTTTCCGGTATTGGCGGGTTCTCCCTTGGCCTTGAACGTGCCGGAATGGAAACGGTGGGTATGGGTGATCGTCTTTAAAAAGGTGGTGGGGTGATGAAGGAAGTTTTAGGGAATGCAACGCTTTATCTAGGGGATTGCCTGCCTGTGCTGAGTGATTTTGAAACAAAAAGTGTCGATGCAGTTATCACTGACCCTCCTTATGGTATTGGCGAATCTGCAGGCAAGAATAAGTCCAGGGGGGGTAGGTTGGCTATTGCTAAAGATTATGGCAATCGCAATTGGGACGATTCTCCGCCGCACCCACGGGTGATTTTGCAAATAAAGCGAGTCGGGTTAAAGATTGCGCTGTTTGGGGGGAATTATTTTGAAAATCTTTCGCCGTCATCATGCTGGCTTGTTTGGGATAAAATCAATGGTGGTAATGACTTTTCAGATTGTGAGCTAGTTTACACAAATTTAAAAAAAGCGGTGAGGCTAATCAGATATAGGTGGAACGGAATGTTAAGGGGGCCAACCGGGTCGATCCCAAATTTAGAAAAAAAATTCCACCCAACGCAAAAGCCATTGAAGGTTATGGAATGGGTTATAGACCAATGTGATCTTAAATCAGATTCCTTGATAATCGATCCGTTCATGGGATCAGGAACCACAGGTGTGGCGGCACATAATATGGGCCATCGTTTTATTGGCATTGAAAAGGAGACTGATTATTTCGACATAGCCTGCAAGCGTATTGAGCAGGCGCAACGGCAAAAGATATTATTTTCATGACCAACGCACCTCTTAAAATCAAAAACGATGCCGGACTTCAGGCCATTGTCCGGGTGAAAGGCGGATGGGTCGCTGGGAATATCACCGCCTGGCTGAAAATCCCTTTGGAATTCATCAGAGTGTTGGTCCGGGGGATCATTATCTGTTTTGTCATCGTAGCAATATATTTGATCGTCACTGATAACCGCTTAATAGCGGTCCTGTATTAAAGGTGGAAAATGACCAACTCCGTTAAAAATCAGGTTGTGGAGAAAAACCACTGAAAATGTTATATTCCGCGCATCCGAAAAAAGAGACTTGTCTTCACCCTGGGAGGGGAGAGCCTATGTTAATGAGGCTTAAAGGAGACCGGTATTATCTTGCTAAAAAGTTCAAGGAAAAGGTCGTAGACGAAAATGGCAAGACGAAAACTGTGTGGAGGATGCGCGGGTATTCCCTTAAAGCCAGTAAGGGGCAGGAGACACTCGCGGCTATCAACCTCGGGCGGATGCTCGAACAAATTGAAAGGGGGTGGGACCCTAACAGGTTGAAAAGACCGATGGCCCAGTTGGTCGATGAATATTGGGGGTTCTTTGAAAAGCTACCGGTTAAAAGGAGTAATGCCGACAATCGAGGGCGGGTCAATTCCATTATTTCTCATCACCTGGTTCCCTTCTTTGGAGGGATCAAGGTGGAAGATATCACCGATGAAACGGTCCGGTCTTTTGTCAGGTTTAGGGAGAAAAAGCAGGCGGCAAAAAGCACTCTGCAGAAAGAGCAAAGGGTTTTGAAGGATATTGTCCGGCTTGCTGATCCTACCTTTGAATTGCCTGAAATTGAGTATTCCTTCAAGGGGAAGAAACAAAAACGGGCAATGACTTTGGCGGAAGTTCTTCACGTTCAGAAATTTGTGGCGGGGACTTCCAGGCACAACGGCGAAACCTACGAGAAAATTTATCAGGTTTTGGCCTGGACCGGGATGGATGTTAAAGACGCCGTTTATCTTCGGTGGGACGAGTTGGATCTGGTCAACGGATGGATCAGGTCCAAAAGGTTCAAAAGCGGTCAGAATTTTGGAATCCCCATCACCAAAAGGCTTTTTGATGTTTTCGAATCGCTCAACAAGATCCGAAGTATTGACGGATATCTGTTTCCTGGCATCAATAATAAGCAGATATCCACTGCCCTGAACCGGGCTTTTAGAGCATCCGGTATGGGGGAGTTTGTTGCAAAAAGTTTAAGACATTTTGTGCCGTCGATGATGTTTAAGGCGGGAATGGAAAAGAAGGATATCAGGTTGATCCTGGGTCATTCTGAAAATTCACGTCAGACGGATGTTTACATTCACGCGTATCCAGAAAGTATAAAGGAAGGGTTTGCTTGTCTGGATGAGGGGTACGGTATTGAGAATAGGGAGGCGGCTATGAAATAGTTGGTTGCCTTTTGGTTGCCTAATTGATTTTTTGCATTCTCAAGATCGCCGTAACGTCTTAAAAAAGAGTAGCCCCAAGGGGAATCGAACCCCTGTTTCCGGCGTGAGAGGCCAGCGTCCTTACCCCTAGACGATGGGGCCATATTTAAAACAAAACCTGTAAAGCCTGATTTTTTAGATATTTTAACACAAATTAACCCTGTTCTCTAATTGAGAATGGGTCTTTTTTTGTCTGGAACTTGTCTGGATGTCCGGTTTTGATTTCCGAAGCGGAGTCTTGTTTTAAAATCCCGATTTATTCATGATCGGCGGCCCACCGCCTTTGGAGCGACGTGCTTTTTTCTTTTCTTCACGTATCTTTTGTTCCGCTTCCAAATCCCGCTTGTTCACTCGTGAGATGAAAAATACCATGAGAGGATAAGCGGGAATCGTCATCACGGCCCAGGTCGAAAAGAACATTCCCTGCGGGGACATGGGGCTGGAGTCCGCCGTATCTTCCACGGTGGTGAATATAAAAAACAGGATCAGACCAAACAGCATGCCAAGCAGAGAGGCGAGCGCCGTCTTGTGCGCAACTTCGTTCGGGTACAGGCCTGAAACCAGGGGGAAATCCGTGACGTAGGCGCCTATCACACCCAATGTGGCCATGATGAACATGGCAGTCATCAAAAAGTCCATAGTCGTCGCACCCGTGGCAATCACCAGGTAAAGTGGCGCCCAGAGGCCGACAATAAAAGGATTTCGGTAAATATTCATTGAAGTCCTATCCGTTTGATTTGCGCAAAAAAAATGGCTCGGGCACAAGGAATCGAACCTCAATCTTCAGGACCAGAACCTGACGTCGTACCATTAGACCATGCCCGAACACTTATTCCCCTGGAGCTGGTTCATCATAGATTTATATTTTTTTGCTGTCAAATGATATTTCCTTTGCCAGAATAG